TCACGAAGTTCAGCTTCCTTGAGTTCAGCGAAGTGGTTATCATACAAGAAGTCATACTGAATATGATCATTCATACTCCCCCAATCTTCAGGAGTGATCACATTCTTAAGGATAAGTTGAGTCTTCAGAATGTCACTAAACATAGAGGAGAATCTCTTTCTCATTCTTCCAACAAACTTGGAGAATTTAATCTCATCTCTCAAGATTTCAGATGACCTACCCAGTGAGAAACCAGTATCACCTTGAAGTCTAGTCTCAGGAACATTCAATGAACGATACAGTTTCTTCTGGAAATACTGAATGTCAGTGATCTCACCAAGGTTTTGACCACCAGGAAGTGTAGAGATTTCAGTTCCTCTACCACCTTCTCTTCTAGGTAACCAGAAGTCTTCCATCATGGACATGAACTTCTTGTCATCTCTGATCTCACCAGTGTTTGCGTCATAGACCAACTTGTTTCTATAACGCATCATGACATCACGAAGATATTGTTCTGCTTTGACTTTGGGAAGATTACCAACGTCGATATAGAAAATTCTACGTTCTGGTGCTCTTGAAAGTCTATAGATAACCAGAGCATCCTCAATCATCATCAACTGATTGAGTGGTTTGATTGATTTGTGTAACCAAGAAAGTGTTGATCCCTTATTTCTATCTACCAGACCAGAAGTACAATAAGTGACAGAATCACGGGTCATTTTGACCCCTTTGGAACTACCACCAGTGAAAGATGATGCGATAGCACCTGTCTTTGTATTTCCAGGATTATAAACGAAATATTCCTCTAACTCTGGGAAGTTATAGTTCTGTGGATTATCTTTTCCACCAGCAGCAACTCTCTCAAGACTATTGAGAGCATCTTTTGGATTCTTCTTGACCTGACGAACATAACGCATTTTTGCTGCGTCAATGTATCTCAATTCCTGAATACCAGCTTCTGGATTCTTTTGATCGATTACCTTATTATAATAAAGTCTTCCATCAATATACCAGTTACGGAAAATTTCGTGAGCCTTCTTATCAAAGTCAAGAAGTTCTAGGATATACGCAAATTCTTCTCTGATAATTTTTTTGATACCATCACTAGCATTCAAGTTCTGAAGATCAATGGATACAGGACTATCGTTGGTATCAGAAACAATAGCTTCATTTACAATATCTTCGATCGCACTATCACACTCAGGATAGAGTGCCATTGAACGATATCTACGAATAAGATCGTTCTCGTTTTTATATACTCCTTCAATATCTACATATGAACCATAAAACCCCGACGTGACATAGTGTTCCGAACCATCGTTGTTAGACGGTGGAACGGGGGACACTACGCCAGGCGGGGTCTTTTCGCTATCTTCAATTGAGAAACCAAATAATCTCGCCATTTCAAGTTAATACTAGGAGTGGACTCCTAGTATTTATAGCTTGATTATATCACTCTTAGAGAGTAGCTGCGGATTCTTCTTCTACTGTCTCATCAAATGAACCATTAGCTGAAGAATCAGTTTCACCAACGGTGAAGTATTGAACTTGGAAGTTCACAGTGAATTCTTCAATGGTGTCACCACTGTCATAGCTCAGTTCAATAGCTGAGATGTCAGAAGGCCAGATATCATAGAACTTATAGGTTCTCAGAACTGAAGTTACGTTACCAGCATTCTTTTCTGAGAAAGCTTCTTTACCACGACCAAGTTGCTTGACGAAAGCATTGGTCATGTAAGAAGTTGGGTTGGTAACACCAGTTGCATCAAACAAGTTGGAAATCTTGTCAGCCCACTTTTCAAAGGCGGTTCTGAGTACGAAGTCCTCATCATTGATGATAGTGACTGTCCAATCTGCGAATGTTCTGTCACCAGCAACTTTAAGTTGTCTTCCTCTAAAGGGAACAGTGATTGGTGCTACAGTTGATGCAGGTAACTGAGCTGCCTTACACAGAAACTTGAAGGTTTTTCTATATTCATTAGTCCAGGTGTCGGATTCGACAGCAGCTGGGAATGAGGGAATAGAAACTTCAAACAGATTGGGGCGGGCACCTCCGCCCGCCAGTTGTGTCTTAAATTGGGATAATGATTTGGTAGCCATTTTGTGTTTCCTCCGTTTTTATTTTAATAAATTATTAGATCAAACAGTACCAACAACTTCTTCAAATTCAACACCAGATCTGGTGGCAACGAAGGTAAGTGTGACGTAGTTGATAGACTTAGTTGGCTTGAGGAAAATGTCAGCCCTGAATTCATTGTTATCAATAATATCAGGAGTGTTGTTTCTTTCGTCACATTTTACGACGAAGTCGAAAAGTCCTCTCTTAGCCTGAACATCACGGAGATAAGGTTCAACAGCGTTGACGAAGTTTGCTCTTGTGATCTCATCATTGACCTCAAAGAGTTGAGCATCAGCGACTGATTCGAGAGCTTGTTCCACTGTCAGGAACAATCTTCTTACGTTGATTCTATCAAACGCGGAGTTGTAAGACAGACCTGTCTTATCACCGAACAGAATGATACCCGCTCCTCTCTTATTGATGATTGGGTTGATTCTTGATCCATAGAGTTGATCTCTATGTGCCTTACTTGGGTTGTAAGCCAGTTTGATAGCGTCATTAATTTGACCTCTTTGAGCTCCCGCGGGTGAGAACCAAGGGAAAGCTTCAATTTCAGTTCTGACCATCGTTCCAGCAACGTCAGGGTTACAAGGAACATAGACGAAAGCGTTATTGAAACGATCATAAACGTACTTCCAACCAGTATCAAATACTGCGTAAGAAGAAGATGTCAGAGGGGAGTAATAAGTCAGGAGGTTGGTAAGAGCTGTAGCATCAGCTACATCAACAACCTCAGATCTGTCTGGACCAATAAGAGCCATACAATCCTTTCTAGCTTCGGCTATTGAAATCAACTGATTCGCTTTAGCTTGTGTGAGGAGTCTATCTCCTAAACCAGGACCCATGATGAGAAAATCAACTTCTTCTTCTGATTCATTAGTGAAGAGATCATATGAGGTTTGAAGGTTACCCAACGTAGCTGTGAAACCATCAGTAGATGAATAATCCTTACCACCAGTCAGTGAATAAGTCTTATTTCCAATTCCTGAGAAGACAACACCTTGAGCATCTTGACTCCATTGTCCTTCACCAACGGTGTAAGGTACTCTGGCTGAACTGAATCCACCTGCTTGAGGTGTTGTTCCCCAGAACGCATCAGCCGCGTTTGATGGACTATGACCAGCGAAGATGTACTGAGAATTGTTGGCGATGTAATCCTTGTAGTATGTCTTGGTGGGTGCTTCACCGTCTTTTGTAGCATCCTTTGCCTTAGAAAGGAAAGTGTGTTTCTCAAGGATATTACCCGAAACACCACTTACGGATCCACTATCATCAACAACTACAATGTGGATACCATCGTTTCCACTATTTCTCGAACTTACAAAGTTGGAGTCAACTGGTCTAGGAGCAATTGTATTCCAATAGATTGGAGTATTCAGATCAAGTTGTTGTTGATCATACCAATCAACCTCTGATGCTGGTGTTACGGCATATGCAGTTGATACACCCGAATTGAAGAATTGAATTTCAGTATCGGTGGTGAATGATGCAAGTTGATTATCCTTCTGATAATCAATTTCGGTTACCGTTCCAGTCGAAGAAACTCTCTTAAGGACCTTAACGTCAATTGTTTGTGTGGATGCACCAGCTGTACTGGTGATTCCAGTAATGATACCTTCAAGATATCCAGTGAATGTTGAGGTTGAACCAGCACCAGCAATCTGACCATTACTGATGGCCTGTGTGACTGCAACTCCAACTTGGAGGTTCATTCCACCAACACCCATCTGGGTTGAAATACCAGTTGTAGTAATACCTAATGTTTGGTCAGCCAGATTGTCAATATAACAAACTTTTAATCCATCAGCCCACTTACCAGGGTTCTTGGCGGCATAGGTAAAGTTGGTCGCTGTGGAATGAGATTCTTCATAGTTATCAAGACTCTTAATCTTGAGACTAGTGTTTGTTCCCACACCAACACCAGCATTGGCGTTATTCAGATCGTCGCCATCTGTTCTTACTACCTTCAGGACTCCACCATATGAGAGGTATGAAGAAGCTGACATCCAGTACTCATACTGTCTATCAGTTGACAGTGGTTTTCCAAATGTTTCCAGAAGTTCAGCCTGGTTACTAACCTCAATTGGTTCGTTGATAGGGCCAATTTGGAAGGGGCCAGCAATAGCTCCAATGTTGTTGACAATATTGTCAACTCTTCCCACTGTTAAGTCAATCTCTCTGACAAGAATGCCTGGAGATAATTGAGGAGTAGCCATGTTTCTCTCCTTAAATTACTCAGTTTAACTAAAAAATATTTAGGTTTGTGGGTATTTTCAGGGGGTAAAACAGGACGAAAACTACCAATCTGGGTATTCCCAGTCATTCATCGGATTCTTTTTCTTTCTATCTTCTACAACTTTCTTTATAGTACAATCTTTACAAACATAAGAATAGGATGATGCTACAGCTCCTTTATCTTTTCTTGTTCTGTAAAAACCATCAACTAAATTTTTCACTTCACCACATGATCTACATTTTCTATCAGATAAAAGTAGATGACCTAGTTTAAACTGTCCATCTAAATCCATGGTTCAATAGTTCCACATGTAGTCCATTCCTCCACCTTGGTCTCCGTATTCATCTGTGTACCACCTGTCTCCGTCTGCATCCACAAAACTAGTATCATCAAGTCCATCATTAATGAAACCGAAGGGTGCCATATCTTGCTCGATTTGATTCTTTTGTTCTTCATATAATCGTTTTCTAACATCTTGATCTGTGAGTTCTTTAAAGTAATCTTGAGCTACCAACCAGGCATAGATGACAAGACACATTGCTAAGTCATCATTACATCCTTCTTCTGCCTCAAATGAATTATGTTTTGAGATGAAAGTGGTGAGTTCGGAGATGATCTCGTAGTCATTGAAGATGAGTTTGTCCTCCTCAATCATCGTCTTGAGATTGAGTGATCCAACTTTCTTGACAGTCTTAGACATC